CCGTATGCAGACCTTCAGCAGTACGGTCCTTCCATTGGTGGCTATTGGAACCCTGAGAATGATCCTAGTGAGTTCCAGCAAGCAATGGCTAATCCTGTTGTAAATGCAGCACTCACCACTGCTGGTGCTGTAATAGGCAACATGCTTCTTCCTGGTGTTGGTGGACAAGCATTGGGATCAGCCCTTGCCAGTGGAACCACTACAAAACTATCAGGGGCTGATTGGGAGGACGCACTTAAGGCTGCTGCTATCTCTGGTGGTAGTGCTTATCTTGCTGGTCAGTTGGCAGGACCACAAGCAGCACCTACTTCAGAATTTAACATCCCAGCAATTGATTTTAATGCACCCTCAGTTCCTTTGGGTGGTATTAATACAGATCTTATAACGTCTTCTTTGCTTGCTCCTGCTGGGTCTTCAGCTATAGCCGCACCTGTTCTAAACATAGCAGCACCTACCTTCTTTGAAACAGCCCTTGGTCAAGGATTAGGTAAAGCAGGGCTTGCATTAGCTTCTGGTGGAGACATCAAAGATGCTCTTACAGCAGGTGTCCTTGGTTACACAGGTGCCCCTGGTGGTCTCCTAAGTGGAACTCTTGGGGATACTCTTGGTATTGATCTTGGGACTAGCACCCTTGCTAAAGGCATAGAAGGGCTTAACCTAGCTGATGCACTCAAGTTTGGTGTAAGCCTTCCTGAAGATCAATTGTCTGCTGTAGGAGGACTTCTTGGGGATATGAACCTTGGGACTGTAGGTCAATCAGGTGTTCTTAGTCCTTTGCCGCCTAGTCTTCAGAACATTGTAGAGAATGTACAAGTATCTGACTTGTTGGCAAACATTGGTGGTCCTAGTACGTCCTCCTTGTTTAACATAGCCTCTGATCTAAACTTACCTTCGCTGAACTTGCCTGATTTTAACTTACCTAGTTCAGAATTTAATCTGCCTCCTGTACCTGAATGGCTAAAGAATGCTTATGAAAATGTAGAAGGCGCTGTACAAAACGTTTATGAGACTGTAGAAAAACCAGTGCAGACTGCTTATGAGGCTGTAGAAAAACCAGTGCAGACTGTTTATGAAAATGTAGAAGGTGCTGTACAAGATGCTTACCAGAATGCAGAAGGCTTTATTCAAGAGCTGTTAAAGCCTGTCTCTAATCCTTTAGACGAGCTACAAAAACCAGATCTTAATGTAAACACTCCTAATTTTGATCTTCAAAAGCTATTTGCAGGGCTTCTTGGTACGGGATTATTCGCTTCAAAACAACAACCACAAATAGCATCTCCAACCAAAGAATATACTCCATTCATGGCTACCATAGATTACAACCCAAAAATACAACAACTAACACGGATTGCGGCTTCAGATCCTTTGTCTATTCTTTTGCAAGAGTTTTACAACTCAAGAGGTGTAGCATGAACTATCTAACACTAGTAAACAATGTCCTTAGAAGGATAAGGGAAGATGAGATCACTGTGATCAATCAGAATGCTTATGCTGCTTTGATTGGTGACTTTGTAAATGACGCCAAGGTATCAATAGAGGAGGCTTGGGATTGGACTGCTTTAAGAACCAGCCTATCAATAACCACCTCCAATGGTGTAAATGAGTACACTCTTACTGGCTTTGGTGATAACTTCAAGTATATTAAACTTCTTGACACATCAAATAACATTACAGTACCTTATCAAGCTAAAGAGTGGATTGACGTACAAAATAACAGCACAGATACTCCTTTGGAGGGAAAGCCTATTTACTTCAGTTTTAGCCAACTGGACGCCAATGGGGACATGAAGATAATTCTGTATCCCACTCCTGATGCTGCTTATACATTGAGAATGGATGCTGTAGTTAGGCAAGCACCTCTTGCACTAGGAGAAGATGTTATCAAGGTTCCTTGGCTTCCTGTGATGCACCTTGCAGTAGCTTTTGCCGCTAGGGAGCGAGGGGAAACTGGAGGAACTAGCACTGTTGAATACTTTGGTATTGCAGATAAGTATCTAGCTGATGCTATTGCATTGGATGCTTCCTATCATCCTGAAGAAACAATCTTTAGGGTAGTGTAATGTCACAACCACTACAAACAATCAACCTAATGGCTCCTGGCTTTAGAGGGCTAAACACAGAAGACTCAGTTCTCTCCCTTGACCCCTCCTTTGCTACCTATGCAGACAATTGTGTCATTGATAAGTACGGTAGGATCTCTGCAAGGAAGGGCTATTCTGTTGTTACCACTTCAGCAACCCCTTTGGGATCTGACTTTATTCAAGCAATCAAACAGTTTAGGGACTCAGGCGGTAACACAGCTATTTTCTCAGTGGGTAACAATAAGATTCTAAAGGGAACTACAACCCTCACCGATGCAACCCCAGGCTCCTATACCATCACAGGGAATGCTTGGAAAATTGTGGACTTCAATGACCACATTTACTTCTTCCAAAGAGGACATGAGCCTTTGGTGTACAGCAATGCTTTGGGTGCTGTCACCAAGATGTCCAGTCACCCTTCTTATTCAGCTACAGTTCCCTATGCACATGAAGTCCTTGCTGCCTACGGTCGTCTATGGATAGCAGACACAAGTTCCAATAAGACTATCATCTATTGGTCTGACTTGCTTAATGGACAAAAGTGGTCTGGTGGTACCAGTGGATCTATTGATATAACTAAGGTATGGCCTGATGGTTATGATGAGATTGTAGCACTAGCAGCACACAACAACCTTTTGATTATCTTTGGTAAGCACAGTATTGTAACTTACCAAGGTGCAGAGGCTCCTTCTACTATGGAGCTTTATGACACTGTAGCTGGTGTTGGTTGTGTTGCAAGGGACTCAGTTCAATACACAGGGACTGATGTTCTCTTCATGAGCTACTCGGGTCTTAAGTCCTTTGGTAGGACTATTCAAGAAAAATCATTACCTTTGAATGATCTTTCAAGGAACATTAAAACTGACATTATTTCTACCATTAAAAATGAAACAGGACAAATAACCTCTTGCTATAGCCAAGAGAATTCTTTTTATCTTGTGTTTTTCCCTTCAAGCAACATTATCTATTGTTTTGATGTCAAAGGAACACTGGAGGATGGCTCTTACAGAGTAACTCGATGGCCCACCAATAAACTAAAGTGTTTTGAGAGACTGGTGGATGGTACTCTTTATATTGGTACATCCTCTGGTATTGCAACGTACTCTGGGTACTCAGATGCGGGTGCAACCTACATCATGAGATACTACAGTCCCAATCTCACCTTTGGTGACCCATCAAAACTAAAATTCCTTAAAAAGATTAAACCTACTATCATTGGTGGTAATTCAACAAATATTTCTTTCAAGTGGGGATATGGATTCGATAGCTCTTTTAAGTCCTACCAAGTTAATCTTCAAAGCTATGGTGCATTTCCTTATTACAATGTAGGTCAGTTTAATATAGATGAATACTCAGGCGGTTCTCAATACGTTGTGCCTAATATAAACACAAACGGTAGTGGTACTAATATCGTGGTGGGTCTTGAAGCTGTTATAACTGATCAAATTTCACTACAAGAATTTAACATATACACCTTGATTGGTAAAACTTATTAACTTGGAGATCTTAGTTTATGGCTGGTTTTGATTTTTCTTCTTTGTGGTCTAATCTTTTTGGTGGCATTAGTAATAACTTAGGTGCCATAGGTCAAGGAGCAGGTCTCCTTGGTGGTGGTGCTTTGTACAATGAAGCCTATCAAAACATTGGTGATGTTGGTCAGAGTGCTTTGGAGAAATCCAATGCTCTTGCTCAACAGGCTCTCAATCAAACACAATTTAGACCCTTCACAGTAACAACAGGTCTTGGCAATCTTCAGGCAACCCCTGAAGGTGGCTACGGTATGACCCTTAGCCCTCAACAGCAGGCACTTCAGAATCAACTCTTTGGTGGTGCCCAAGGGTTCTATGGACAAGCTACGCAGCCACTACAGCAGCGTACACAGGATGTCTACAACCAGCTAAGGTCTATACAAACCCCAGAGGAACAAAGGCAACAGTTGGCTCTTGAGGAGCGTCTGATGGGTCAGGGACGCCT